CGTTCAGAAGTATCCCCATACTCAACAACATATAATACACAAAGCCCCACGCCTATATATAACAAAAATCTATATAAATAGTACGTGGAGCGTCCAATGTATTATACTAAGTTTGGAATATAATCCTTATCCCTTTATAATAAGGACTTTGAGTGGATTTCCCGATTTTGAGGTAACGACTTGAAAACCGTGCTATTTTCTGCGTTCTGCCCTGATTTACTTTTCAAGTAACTCTGCGCAAAAGTAGTTATTTAATTTGTTAATGCAAATCAATAGCTACTTTTGTTTTATTCAATTATTCGAATTTGCATATTTCCCAAATCCATATTTTTGCTCTCTTTTTTCAAATGCCACTTTACCTCCTTCAAGTATATCGCAAACATGTTCACGAATCCCTTGTGATTCTAAAATTATTGCTTCTGCAGGATTACATTTTTTAGTCCGTTCTAAAGCTCCATTGATATATTGGAATTTATTATTTCCACAATTATGACTATTAGAGCCTTCTTGATTTGCTACAATTACATTTTCCGCATCAGCACTGACCACTACATTTGAATTATGCGTCACCAAAACAATCTGTCTGTCTTTTTTCTTTGCTTTGATATATTCCACCAACTCTTGATATATGGCACGATTATCCAAGCTATCTTCAGGTTGATCAATCAATATAGGACATTTTTTATCACTGAATTCAAGAAGCAATTTTAAAATAACAAATGCTTGTTTACCTTCAGACATCATTTCAAATAAATCACCTTGATATGACAATTGATATGATAAAGCATACCAATTTTTTGAAAAGAATTCACTGGCTACGTTAGGTGAAGCGTACGAATTTTTAAATTCAATTTTTTCATTAAGCAAATCTTTGATTAGGGTATATGCTTGAGTTTCTATATCAGAATCATAACGAGATACTAAGTTCGCTATATATTGCTGCCGTTCTATTCCACGTAAATTACACCGAGATTCCAAAAAAGATTTCATTTCTTCTTTTTGGAATTCCTTTGTTACAGATATAGATAACCCATCATACTCTACTTTGAGACTATCAACTAATTTGTCAATTTCTTTTTTATATTCTATGTGTCTGTTTACAATTTCTTTTACGAATTGTTGTATTTGAGTATATAAAGAGTTTTTCTTAGCTTCCAAATTATTTATTTCAGCAAGCACTTTCTCTTCTTCTTTTATTCGCAGCAAAACAGATTGTAATTCTTTATTGTCTTTATAAAATTGCTCTCCGCGTTTGTAAATGTCTGCTTCCAATATTGCTGTTTTTTCTATCAATAATTGCTGTTTGGCAGCACTAGTTTTATCAATAAACTCATCCACAATACTTGTCCACTCGGTTTCTGTTCTAATACGCAAACCATTAAAAAGCCTTGAAACTTCGGAGCTATTTGTCCTAAATGATAGAGAGTCAAAAGAATTAAGTCCTTCAAAGTTATGTATTATAGGAGTAATTGTTCGTAGCTTTTGAAACAATTTGATATCCGATTCTGCTAGATTAATATCTTTCTCTTTTATTGAAAGTTGTGCTAATAAACCATTGTATGTTTCTATTTCTGTCTCTGTTAGAATGCTACTTTTTTGTAATGTGCTTGCACTTTCTTTTAATAGTTGCAATTGTTGTTCAACTCCTGACTTATTTCCTTTCTCTCTAAGATTATTGAGCAATTGGAAATATTCCTTTTTCAATTGAAACAAATTAAACACAGATGAGGTTACCTCTCTTTCTATCAAAGTATTTGCTTCAGAATAATTTGACAACAAACCTTCTGAATCCTTGGAACGTAATATGTTTTCGACCAGTTCATTGGTTTGCTTTCTTGAACATGCTATATTGTGCATGTAATTCTGTTTATAGTAATCTATTTTATGCCCAGTTTCATCTCCTCCATCTTTCCATCGTATTTTAACTCCTTTAAGATGCTGGTGAATATAATCCTTTTCATCTACTAACGTTGCATCATGTTTTGCAGCAATTGCTTTTAACAAAGAAGATTTGCCTGTAGAACGCCCTCCAATAATAGTATTCAAATTAGGATTCAGATGTATTGTTCCCTGCCAAAAACCATCTTCATTCAATGTTATAGATTCAATGATTTGGTATAAATTCTTTTCATCAGGTATGCTTTGTTGAATTTTTACACGTTCCTCTGGTTCGTATAAAACTTGCATTAGTCCTTCAAATGTTGGTTCTGCTTTAACCCAGCAGCTTAACCCATTGGGAAAAACACATAATGAATCCAAAGAATGGGCATCAGAACCACATACACATGGTTTAAGTGTTTTAAATTCATTAAGATAATCTTCCAGTGTAGCATGTTTTTTCCCCAATCCGAAGTCTATAGTTCCTCTATTTGTAGCAAAAAACATATTTGCCACTTGGTAAAAATATTTTCGAACCATATGGTCTTGACCTCGCCATGAAATCTTTGACAAATCCTCATCAACAGGTATTGCAACAATATACTTCCCTTCAAATTTATCCTTATGCTTAGATAGAATTTCTGTTATTTGTTGCTCATCAATAACAGCGGTAGTGCAGCCCACTGTAAAATCAGACCCTTTGAACTCACCTTGTTGCTCTTTAATGCTTCTTCCATGTTCTTCAATATTTCGCCTTTTAAGTTTTCTTTTATTGGGAGTATCGAATGGCAATCCCTCATAAACAAATTCTATCTCATGTAGGAAATTTTCTTCTATGTCCTCAATTGCAACTTCGTTGGAAAAGATTATGTGATAGTTAATTCGACTTCCATTTACTATTGTTTTTAATCTAAATTCGATATTAGGGAAAATTGCAATATTTTTTATTGCCGAGATTTCTGCCGGCGTAAACAATGATTTCATTTTTTGGTCATTGCTTAAATAATCCGTTAACAACTTCTTATAGCCATCAATTGTAAAATAATCCGTAATCCCGATAACTGCAATGTTGTTTGCAATAACACTTTTAAAAAGAGATTGAACATATTTGTCCCAATCATTCCCAAACTGATTTGCCATACCAGATTCAGGAGTGTGTATATGCAAATCCCATTTATTCCATTCTGAACCTTTATAATGATGCATAATGATTTATCCTATTTTAATCTAACTTGAAAATTGAGTTTGAACGAAAGAGTACCATCATGTTCTTTGATTATTGAAGCATATTCATGACGAGTGGTACTTGAACGCTCCAAATACGCATTGGAGAATAGATAGTCTTCAAAACGATTACGGTCATAGAAATGATAGCAAAGGATTTCTCCATCTTTCTTTACGACCAAATAGCCCCCGTTTGCATCAAATTTACCACTCCATGCGGTCGCTGGCATCATGCCTAATGCAGCCGAAGTTAAAAGATGCTTAATCTTGTAGGCATAAAATGGAGACGCTTGTTCTGTATCATATCCCAAAGGATTAACTTCTGTAATGTGTTCTGCCAATTCTTTCAATGTGGATACGCCACTATTCAACTGTTCTAAAAGCAAATGGGCAATAATGGAAGGCAAATCTCCATCAAGCATAACAAGATTATTGCGGAATGTCTGATTATCAACTTTATCAAATTCCAAAGTTCCACCTTTCTTTTTAATTGCATTTACTCTGTCTATAACCTTGTTCCGCTTAGGATTTAATGAATTAATATCGGCAATGTCTTTATCAGAGAGACAGGCACCATGAATCTTAAAATTAAAGTTCGTGGCTTTACTTGCATTTAACAATGTTGAATCGCCTCCCAGTTGGGATTTTATACTGAAACCCATTTCGGAGTTTATCTTGGTTCTACGGTCATGCAAAATAATTCGTATGTCTGTTTTGTCTGATGATTTCGCCTTCAAGGAATGACAATAAATGCGATTCATGAAAGATTCAATTTGCGGTATGGGAAACGCCCCGTCATTTTCGTTAATTGCCTTCAATAGATTCTCTGCTTCCGATAAAAAATCCGATGCCGAAATACGTAATAATTCTTCTCCTTCAGGCGTTTGAATTACCACATCTTTATCTTGTAACCTGTAATTGAATCTGCCTTCTTTTTCTTGACGAAGAATCATTATGATTGGATAGAACAAATCTTGAATTTTATTCAAGTTATGGTCACCTGCATAAACTTTACCTTCACCCAATAATTTGAGCAAAGTATATACTTCACTCCATTCTCCTTTATTTCCTGTCAGTGCCATATTTCTTGGATTTTGAGAGGTTTATTCTTTTGATTATTTCCTGTGCAGTTGCTTGAATTGCAGGTACGGCAACAGAATTTCCAAATTGTTTATATGCAGAAGCATCGGCAACTCCAATTATAAAATTATCAGGGAAACCTTGTAGCCGTGCCCATTCTCGTGGTGTCATTCTTCGTAATCCATCACGATTTATCTCCCCCTTGATATTTGTTACAGGAGTAAAATCTTCAAGGCGATTATCAATTACAAGATTGCGTTCGCGCCCCATACCACCAACTACAATAGCGTTTGCAACGCCATCATCTGGTATTATCTCATAACCGAAGCCATTACCTTTTGCAGCATGTCTTTCTTTGTGGGCAACAAGTGTCTTCACATATTGAGTCGATAGATAATACTTAGCCGAAACAGTATCTTTTTCTTTTATATCTGCAAATGTTTTGGTTGTATCAGTTGGAATCGGGTATGTAAATTCGTTTACGTTTTGGTCTTTTCTAAACCCAACAATATAAACTCTTTCACGGTGTTGCGGAACTCCAAAATTCATTGCATTTACAATTTGAGGTTCTGGAACGTAATAATCTAAATCTTCCCTTAAAACTTTTAGTATCGTTTGGATAGTTTTTCCTTTATCATGAATAAGCAGACCTTTAACATTCTCCAAGAAGAATGCTTTCGGACGCTTTCTACGTATAATTTCCGCTACATCAAAAAACAAAGTACCTCTTGTTTCTTCAAATCCAAGTCGTTTCCCTGCCAACGAAAATGCCTGACAAGGAAATCCGGCACACAAAACATCAAAATCATCGGGAATAAATGATTTGGTGGTTTCTTTGGTAATGTCCCCAAATGGAACTTCTCCGTAGTTTAATAAATATGTTTTTTGAGCCTGAGTGTCCCATTCAGATGAAAACACACATTTTCCACCAAGATTCTGCATCGCCATTCTGAATCCACCAATTCCTGCGAACAAATCAATGAATGTAAATTTAGGATTATCTATAGGCAAGAACGGCACAGAGAACAAATCGGAAAACAGAGAATATTGGACACAAACATCAGAAACGCATCTTTCTTCAATTTGCTTATTGTGGATATTATATATGTCTTCTATCAATCCCTCTGCTTTAAATTCATACGGTTTAGCATATTTATATCCTTGGTTATGCAAATAATGAGAAACTATTGCCATTTGCTCATCAAATGCCATAATAGTCCCATCTTCGTTCAAAGAATGCGGACCATACATTTGCATAACCACCTTATTACCGCCACACATTTTTGTGATGGCGATTTTTTCGGAAGTTTTATTCTCTGTATTCATATAATTCAAAATTCTATTTAAACATTTATCAGGTTCTTTGGTAATGTCTGTTTCCCAGAATCGGAAAACTTTCCAACCTTGTTTCTGCAATTCGGTATTGACCTCTTTATCTCGCTCAATATTTCGTTCAATTTTAGAGTGCCAAAACTCGCAATTACTTTTATGGTCATTTTTCCTTATCTCCCAATTTCTACCATGCCAAAATTCACCATCGCAAAATATCGCAATTTTATGACCTTTGATTACAAAATCCGGTTTTCCAAATACGGATGTGTCATTTTTGCGATACCTTACTCCTGCATTCCAAAGCAATTTACCAAATAGAAGTTCCAATTTGGTGCCTTTGCCCTTATTTGCGGCCATATTTTTATGGCGTTGTTCTTTCGTCAGGTAATCCATTGGTGTTGTTTGTGGAAACAGTATATACCAAATCCAATCTACAAAGGTACTCATTTTAATTCAAACGAAGTTTAAGATCAGCAGATAATAATAGAAAAGAATGCAACTTTGCTCATTTTATGTTGTATTGGCAAAAACGGCTCTTTACACAAAGAAATAATACGGACAACAAGCACTCTTAAAAGCCTTGCTATCCGCAAAAATGAGAATTATATCTTAATATCCCGATTCTGTCTCTTTGTTGGTATTCCTAATGCTTCCCTAAACTCGTCTTTCTTTCGTCTGAACCAATTGACATGCGAAACACCGTCTATATTGAGGTCAAATTTTCCCTCCGTATTCTGTTTGAGAGAACAAACTGCACCGTCAGCCTTGAAATGCTGGTTGAACTCACGGGAATATAGTTCACCTCTAATGGAAACATCCTTGAACGTGCATAGTTTTCTAATGACGGCATCACCAAAGTTTAGAGTATCACGAAGGAACTTTATTGTCGGTATCAGCTTCTCCACATATGGAAAATAGCGTTTGACGAAATCCACGAACTCGGACAACTTGCGGTTCTGTTGTTCGTATGTACTTTTCATTTCCTGTATCTGTTTGATATGCCGTTCCTCTTTTCGTTGGGCATCCTCTTCTAGTTCAATGATTCGATTCCGTAAGGTTACATTTTGTCTCTCCAATGTCTTGACCTTATTACTTCCGAAAAGAGAACCGACACTTTCGGCAATGTTGGTGGCTGCGATTGTGGCTGCACCTTTCAGTTTCTCTGTCTGTACTTCTTTCTTGGCTCGCCTGAGTTCTTCCTGTACCGTTTCCTTGCGGTCTCGAAGTTGCCCTATGTCTGTTCGTAACTGTTCCGTCTGCTGCATCAAATCACGGTAATACTGCCGTGTGGAGATATGCTTCGCTTCCGAACCGTCAATGCCACGCTGCAACCCGTAACCGCTCATGGCTTGGGCATAGGTGTCCTGATAGGATTTGAGTTTGGCACGTGTCATAATCTCATCGGCACACAGTCGGGCTGTATCGGTCGGTTTCTTGCGGTATCGTTTTTTAACCTGTTCCTCCTTCTTCTTGCGCTTGCGCTCACCTTTAACTATCGGGACAAGGGTGGCGTGTATGTGCGGTGTCTGCTCGTCCATGTGCAGGACTGCCGACACGATGTTCTCCCTGCCGAATGTGTCGGCAAGGTATTTCAGATTGTCGTTGCACCACTCGTCAAGTCTGCCCTCGTTGGTGATACGTTCCATATCCTCGTGCGTTCCCGTTAGCAGGACACGGATAGCCCTCACTTGGTTGTTACCGATTTTGCGCATCAGTCCTGCGGTGTCCAGTCGGTGCTGTATGGCTTGCGTCCTGTTCTCCGCACCGTCAGGAAACTTTATCAGCTCCCGATTGAGGTGCGTCCTGCTCTCATCGGCATTCTTCGGTTTGATGGTGCGCTCTATGTGCGCTGACATGGCGGCATCCGTTCCGCTTGTCTTCTCCATGTGTAATACTGCATAACCCATATAATAATCCTTTTTTAGCTTGTGAAACAATGGTTGATGTTCTACTCCTGTACGGCTTCTGCCGTTGGCTTTGGAGAGTCCAGAGAGGTGTAACCTCTTTGGCTTATTGGGGAATTTTCAGCGTTGCTTGCAATGCGGCTCGGACAAATTCCCTAATAAGCTACGGCATTTTCCGTTGGTAAATATCTGTGTGGCTGCAAGCATACCTTTCTCTACATCTTCAGCCCTCGTTTTTTCGGTGGCTGCATCATCCGCCTTGCGGATTGGACTTGCTTCTCCTGTTTCATCGGCTCTGCCGATTGGGACAAGGGCTTACCGCACAGGTAGTCGTTCAGGTCTTTGTGCCCGTTATAGTTTTGAGAGAAGTCTCTGATACGTCCGGCAAACTCTCCTGCCAGTTCCCAATACGCTTTCCGTCCTGCCTCGTCATTGTCGAGCAGACAGTGTATGCGCTCGTACCCGTGCAGCACGTCTATGGCTTTGGATACATTGGAAACGGAATTGAGAATAACGTAATCCTGCCTGTCAAGGTTGGGCATGGTCGGGCAGTTCTTCATCCGCAAGGTGAGGAATGAAAGATAGTCCGTCATTCCCTCGAATACGAGGCATTTCTCCCTCGGCTCTCCCGACTGTCTGATATGGCTGATGTCCTTCGGTGCGATGCAACCCTTGAAGAAACGGTTGCGCACTTCATAGCCTCCAGCCACATTCGGGAACCCGATGGCGAAATAAGGCTTGCCGTTGTGGACGAAGTGCAGTTCCTTACATTCAACCCGTGCCAATGCGGTGTTTATTCCACGTTCCTGCAAGTAGCGGAGCAATGCAGGGTGCGTGAGTTCTCTCACCTCCAAATGTTGGAAACTCGGTTCGGATGCCTGCTGGCGAAAAGAGAAAGACACGGGACGGACGTGCGGTGCTTGCTCCGCTATCTTGTTAAGCAGATAAGGCACATAGTCCGAACCGTAAAGTTCCTGCGCCAATGCGATGATGTTGCCGCCCTTGCCTGTTCCGAAGTCGTACCATTGGTTGAGTTCGGCGTTCACCTTGAACGATGCTTCAGCTTCCTCCCTGAACGGGGATTTGTACCAAAGGCTTTTGCCCTGCTGCTTGACGGGACTGTAGCCCAAACTTTGCAGATAGTCTGCGATGCGTATCTTCTTTGCTTCCTGTGTAGTCATAATCTTCCTATGGTTTTAATGGTTAATGAAAATCGTTGATTCGTTGAATGGTATATGTAATATGTTTATATCCATATAAATAGGTTCTCAACATCCGCTCAACAAACCACTCACCAAAAGAGAAACCGACAATAGGTCGTGGTTTTATGCTCAACTTCTCTTTTGGTCTGTTGAGATTTTGTTGAGAATGTATATTGCTTATTATCAGTATGATTATATCATTATTCAACAATTCAACAAAAAGACAATGGATTTACAGCGTTTCAAGTTGCTGCCTTGTGACGGTATAGAAGCGTCCCACTCTCCTTATCGGCTCATACCGACACTCCCGATTGTAGTTAAGCTGATAAGTGATGTATGTCAATCCGTTCGGTGCGGGCGTGAGCTTCCAGCATTCCTGCAATACTTTCCTCACTTGGTACTTCTCCGCCTTGACATACGTGTTTGCCAACAACGTGAGAATGTCGTTGCAGCAAAAAGAGAAAGTTTCGATACCCGTGCTTGCCATGATGTCAAGGATGAGTTCGCACATCTCTATCTCCAATCGGTTGCGGTTGCTGCGGATTATCTTCTGCAAGGCTTCGGTATGCAGCAACGACGGTGCAAACCACATACGGCTTTCTTTCTCGGTGGATAGCTGCCTGTGCTGCAAATGGTAGAGGAAAGCAGGTATTTCCGCTTTCAACTTTTGCAGGAAGTCAGTATCGTCCGACTGCAAGCGGTCTATCTTGCGCACCCAATAGCGTGTTTCCCCTGCGTCTATGATGACGGGCAGATATTCGTTGTTGGAACATAATACGAACTTGGCGAAGAACGCTATCTCGTCACGGTCTTTGCCTTTGGCTTCCACCTTATAGGACAACGTGGTACTCAGGTTCTTCAACCGTTCGCTGTCCTCCCTACGGCTTAACAACACTTCATCCACCACGATAAGCAGCTTCCCTGCCCAATCTGAATTGAACTGGCTGCGGAAATCCTCGTTGGTGTTGAATGTCAAGTTGTTCTGAAACAAGGCTTTCAGGAAGTTCAGGAACGTGCTTTTGCCAGTGTTGCGTTCTTCCGACACCAACAACAGGATGGGCAGTTTTTGAACGGGTTGCAGGTATAGCAGTTGCAGGTAGTCCATTCCCAACTCGTATTGCTCCCCGAAGATGTGCCGTACCAAAGATTGGATAGAGGGGAAGACACCCTCCATCGGCTTGTGGTCTATCGGTTCATAGAGGTTCAGGAACTTGTCCACCACAGGACGGTAATTCACATGGTCGGGAACCGTGCAGAATCCGTCATACTTGGGGACGGTGGCGAGATAGTGTTTGCCATAGTCCTGCCGCAGGGTTTCGTTGTTCCACACGATGCGTTTCTTCACATAGCCGCCATTCAGTCGGGGCTGGTTCACTAACTTGTAGAGGGTTGTACCCACTCGGATAAACTCCTCTTTGCCAATGTCTGATTTACTCATTGTTCATACGCTTAAATGGTTGATAAATAATCGTATGCAAAATTAGAGTGAGCCGCTTGAAACCTTGATACGCAAATCACGGCAGAATGGCGCAAAAAACACACGGAATGAAAAACTTGCAGTATATCGGAGAACATAACCATAAGAAATCCCGAAAAAACAACCGTTATAGAGGGGTGCTTCTTCGGGATTGCCACATTCCTGTAAATGAATGACAATACGCCTACTCAATTATGTATATGGATACATTGTCGGCAATGGGAATACGCATTGGTTTCATTACTTCATGTCGTCATATCTATATATTTTATACCTGATATTCAGATATTTTTATGCAATTACCCAGCGAAAAGAAGATGCTTGTTTTCTCTTTTCGCAAGTACAGTCTTTCAATTAAGGCTTTGCGTACCCGTTTTGCCCCGTATGAGTTGATGCGGAAAGCGAGGACGATAGCCATTTCAAGGCTGTAAACATCCATGTGGCATTTGTCCGATAGGTGGATATACCGTTGCGCCTCATACTCTTTCAGTATTCCGCTTTTATATACTGCTTTGATTGCGGCACGGACGGTTGGGGCGATAACCCCGAACAGGCTGACAAGTTCCTCTTCGCTCATCCATACAATTTCACTCGGTATAGTTATTGTACCGTGTTCTGTGATTTCGATGATATTCCTTTTCATTGTCCTGCCATTGATACGTTGTTAAACGATTGGTTCAGCCTGTTGCCGAGCATGGTAAGGTCGTTATCCAACTTCTGCGTGGTTATTTTTGCGTAGATTTGGGTCGTGACTATGTTCGTATGCCCCAAAACACGGCTCACGCTCTCAATCGGCATACCCATGCTCAAGGCAAGGGTGGCGAATCCATGTCTTGCACAATGAAACGAGATGTCCTTTGTTATCCCACACTCTTTCATCACCTTTTTCAGCGGTTTGCAGATAGACCAGTAGTTGAGATTGGGGAAAACGAGGTTATCCTCCTGCAAGGGGCGGTAACGCTCTATTATCTGCAAAGGTATATCCAGCAGTTTCACTTGGAACGGCACTTTTGTCTTGTGCCGTTTTGACAATATCCACTTCTCACCGTTCACTTCCACGATGTTGTCATAGGTCAGTTCCTTGATGTCCACGAAAGAGAGGGCGGTGAAGCTGGCGAAGACGAAAATATCACGGATATAGGACAGTTTTGCATCCCCGAACTCGTGTGCCATCAACGCTTTCAGCTCATCTTCCGTCAGGTATTCACGCTCCTTTACATTCGGGCTGATGTGGAACTGGGCAAACGGATTTCTCGGTATCAGTCCGTTGAAATGCGCACGCATCACTACACCTTTCAGCCACATACACTTTTCCCATATCGTCCCGTTGTGTAGTCCCGCTTCCGTTGAGAGGTAGGCGGCAAACTCCTTGATGAAGTCGGGCGTAATCTCCAGCATGGACATATCAGTCCGTCTGTAGAAAGACTTGATGAACGCTGCCACATGGTTTCTTGCCCTCACTCGTGAGTGGTAGGTTGCCATTACTCTGTCCTTGCCGACACGCTTTTTGAAAACCTCGTTTTCACGGTCGAATGCTTTGAGCAGCGTCTCGTACTCGCTGCCGATTCCCTGATACGCATTGCGCACCATTTCCGCAGTCACGAACGCCTCACGGTCGGATAGGCGTTGGTAGTGCTTGATGATTTGAGCCTTGATGTTGTCCAATGCCAAATTGATGTCCCGTGCCTCCTTGCTCTTGCCTTTGGCTCGGTTGCCCTTGATGTCCCAAAGCGTTTTCGGGACACTCTGCTTGCAACTGAACTGCGCCACAGTCCCGTTGATTGTCACTCGTCCCATGATGGGGACAATGCCATTTTTTTCCTTGCTGCCGTTCACATAGAACAGCACTTTGAATGTACTTCTTGCCATACTCGTTTTTTTGTTTGCAAAGTTATTACTCAACGAGTTAGACCTTGATAAGCAAATCGGCGCAGAACGGCGCAATCAATGCAGGGAGCGTTAAAAATGCATCCTGCTTCGGGTAACGATTTGAAAACCTTTCTGTTTCATAGAACTGCTTTCCTTTGCGTTTCCCGTTTTTTACGGTTGGCTTCATTTGGCACTGTAAACGCTTTAATGACAGTCATTTCAGTGACATTTCAACCTCTTTCCTCGGTTATTCCAAAGATTTATCCAATTGTTGTTTCGAAATTGGGGATTTCATGAACTTGGATAATGCCTTAACGCTTTACTATAAATCTTCTATTTTTAAAAGACTAATACAAATGTAATAAAAGAAATGAATTCTTTCAAAGGAAATATCTCCTTTTTTAAGGGGTGGCTTAATTTTTCTTCATTAAAAGTCTTAGAATTACTGCCTGCCAAAGCCCGTCACAATTTTTTTGAAATCCTCAAGCTGTACATTAAGCTCTATATAGTACAAGCAGAAAAACAGACCATGATGCCGCAGGCAGTATAGGCCATAACCCACTCTTCCGTGAGTATCTTATCTATTTGACAATAATAAAAATGTAAAGGAGGATAATGGCATGGACAATATTCGTATCCCAATACATATAGGTTAACATATAAGGGAAAATGGTCACGGAGTCCACAAACCGTAGAATGAAAAAATATATTTCCATCGTGCACGGTTTATGCCTCTATCCGGATATTTGGCCGGTGCCGCAAAATGCACAATGCATACTCCATAAAAAACACCAGGGAGGAAAAATAAGTCATACTGAACAACGCCTGTCTGTAATGGGTCATGGATACAAATGGACTACAGATAATGGCTGCAATGGATATAACGATACAATCAAGCACAAAATAATGTACGAACGTGCCTATCAGTTGCATTTGGATGAAGCAGTACCACTTCATGCGATGTTTGGTTAGATTGAGTATGGATATAGGGGCTTAAAAATTAGACAGATACAAATTTACTAAAAAAGGAGAGGCTGTCTCAAAAGAGGTGTTTACAAACTTACTTTTGAAGATTTCATCCTTTCAAACTGCTTTTTCGTTGCCATAAGCCTCCTAAGAGGCTACTTTTGCAAGATTATATGCTATGGCTAGCAGGGCGAACTCAATTTCAACCTTCTTAAATCCACGAAGATGGAACCTCTTGAAGTGCTTGTTGTTCTTGAGGTTTCCAAATACGGCTTCCACATCCTGTGGTCGCTGACTGCGATATTTCAGACCTTCATCAGAGAGTAGCTTTTCACGTTCTCTTTCCTTGATTTTCCTCAGACGGTGATTTACCTGTACAATCCTTTCCGAGCGGCTTCTGTAGCACCGGCATCTTAACGGGCAGCCCTTATAGTTACGTGCCTTGTATCTTGATATGGTCTGCACAAAACCGTTGTTTGTTACCCGCCTTGCATCGGAGAGTCTTTCCATTCTCTGTCCCGTAGGACAATACATGCCGTCGGTTTCTTCGTTATGAAAATAATTGTACTTTATAAAGGTTTCAATGCCATGTCTGAAAGCATACAGATAGTTCTCTTCACTTCCGTATCCGGCATCACAGACAGACACGTCAGGGTATCTGCCGTAGAGGGAATGGAAATCATCCATATGCAGAGGATAGGTGGAGGTATCGCCCAACACTGATGGATGGTATAGTTCAGAATGAACTGTTTATTGGTACTGAACTGGGGATTGTATCCGGGTTTGAGTTGTCTGTTCTTCATATGGTCATCTTTCATGCGCATGAAAGTAGCATCATTGTCTGTCTTTGAGTAGCTGTTACGTCCGTCAAGTATCTTTCCCTGCGATTCATATTTCTTGAGCTGTTCAGGCCATGACTTCCTTACACGTCTTACCTTCGCTTTCATCTTCTTGTCAGCATCCACTCCATTCAGGGCATCATCTATCTGCCCGAGTGCCTTTTCCACTTTCTCCGGGGTGATATCCTGATAGGCAACCGGAGCGGAATCACGCAGTTCCTGCTTGGTGAGGGACTCGGCGTATTGCCATATCTCCTCAAGCTGTTCCGCGATTCTGGATATGCGGGTATGTATAGATTTGCCCCCCAGACGAACGTATAACGGTTGGCGTTCACCTCCATCTTCGTCCCGTCAGTACAGGCCACATCCAGACTTACAAAACCTTCCGCCACGAGAAACTTTACAATGGTTGCAAATATCGTCTTCAGCACATCCTTTAGCCGGCTGCTGCGGAAACGGTTGATGGTATTATGGTCAGGAGTTACATTGCCGGTAAGCCACATGAAGCGTATGTCATTACGACAGAACTCTTCTATGCGACGGCTGGAATAGATATTACGCAAATGCATAGACAAGAATCTGAAGCATCATGCGTGGGTGGTACGCAGAACAGCCTTTAGGGGAATACTTACGGTAAAGTGCTTCAAGGTTTATCTGTTCAATGATGCGGTGAACAACCCGGACCGGATCGTTCCGGGGAATAAAATCGCCTAAACATGGAGGTAAAAGCAGATTATCGTTGGATGTGTAACTTTTAAACATTATCTTTGGGATATCTTACTTGATGCCCTAAGATACAAAAAATTAGGGAGATGGGCAAGTTCTGGCTGAGCGAAGTTAGGGCTTACCCGATTTTTTGCAGACACAAAAAAGGCCATCCCAAAGTTTATTTGAGACAGCCTTGTTTATTTTATGTGCAAATGTAACTGTTATCCTAAATAACCATTCAGAATTATTTCAGCATTTCACCTTTTTCGTTGAAAAACACAACGCTTTCGGTTCCGACGGCATCAACCAAAGTTACTTTATAAGTCTTTACGCCATCTTCTGCCACTTCTACGGCTGCTTCCTTAATGGTGGATTCAGCATAGTCTTTCTTGATGGCGTCCTGAACTGCCTGCGGGAGTTCCTTTATATCAATCGGTTTAAACTCGTTCACCATTGCAACGATTTCAACATCTGATGCCATGTTGTTAGCGAATGCTACTGAACTACCTAATCCCATTACCAGTGCTACTGCAAACAATACCTTTTTCATAATGCTAATTATTAAATTGTTAAACATCTTATCGTCTTACGCTAAAGAATAGACAATCACCGTGCCAAATAAATGGATATTTATCATATTGCTGTAAAACAGACCCTTATGAATTATTCATATTGCATAATGCAAATGTCTGATGGGCATTTTTTCTACAATGATGTGGAATGCGATACACATGGCTACACATGGTCTAACGACTGTGAATAAGAGAGTTGAGACGTTAAAATCATGCAGACGGCATGCGAAAGGAGTCGTAACGAAAGTAATCTCTCCATTACGGCTCCTGGTTATTATCCTTCTACTGTTAAAAAGTAATATCCAATTTCACCATGAATGTTATCGAACGATAGCCGCACTCCTTGCTCAACAGGTTGTTCACCATAAACTGGAAAGCGACTCCCTTTGTCACTTTCACGCCGAAGTAATTGCGTATATGTTCGTAAAGGAGATGGCCCATTCGCTGGGATTTGAAAATACGGCGTTCTTCACCCAATTCTTTAAACGGTTCACCGGCTCTACTCCGCAGGAATATAGAAAACATTAATCTGCCAGATACCTTTTCATTCGCGGCGAGTACTCTGTCCGGTAGTTTCCGCAACTGTCCGTATAGATAATGAAATTGTCAATTTCCGGATGCTCTTTCTACAACTGACGGGCTTTGCGGCTCCCCAACGTCATAAAGGCCGTTGCATAGGCATCAGCAAGCATGCACTGATGGGCAATAATTGTAGCACTCAATATATCCTTTTGAACCGGATATCCTGTTATCGGATTGATGGCATGAGCGTATTTCCTTCCATCTTTCAGATAGAAATTACGGTAGTTGCCGGAAGTTGCGAGTCCCAGCCGTTCCGACAGTTGCACAATTTGTTCAAGCTCGGAGTTTGTTCCGGTACTGTCATCCTTCGGTCTGACAATGCCAATGCACCAATTCCACCCTTGCGGGTTCTTTCCTTTCGCTATCATTTCGCCGCCGATGTCTATCATATAGTTCGATATGCCTTTGCGGTCGAACAAACACGCGATTATGTTACAGATAGTACCGCCGCCGAGCACCGAGAAATTGAGCAGGATGCGGGGATCGTCTTTCATCACACGGTTGCCCTGTAAACGCACTTTTCGGAAGCCTACAAAGTGGCGGATACTGTCTACGAGTTGCGGAGTGATGCTGTCAAACTTTGTAAAGCCAAATCCCCACAGGTTGATAAGCGGTGCACAAGTTACGTCAAATATCCCGCCTGTTTGTTCCGACGCTTGCATGGCTGTGCGGAAAGGATTGCATCAAGTTATATATCTTACGATGTTTTTTGTGCCAAGTGTATCTCTATGTAGAATACATTTCTAATTAGCTAAGCGATATATGAAACTAATCTTATCGAAAATTTTGTCCGTATCTTCTCCGACCTTTGGGTTAATCAGTTCAGCATATATCTGCATAGAAAAGATTGATTTTGTGTCCTAATACTTTTGTAAAGTTTCTTATGGCACGCCTTTTAATATACCCGAAACAACAAAGGTATAATGTCCGATATGAAAAAAACTGGATTTTTATTGAAGCGAATCAATTCTTTTATTATTTTTACCTTTCCTTCCATAACCAACGTGGTGCGCCGTTGCGCCCTGCAGCTGCTCATGTCGAAACAGAAAACACTGGACAAGCAGACGCTGAAGGAAGCCTTACAGAAAGAAACACAGAAAATGTGAAATTATTACGTGGACTCCGACGGACCGCCCTGCTTGTGTTACCGGCTGCCTTGCCCGGGATGAACCTTTGAGATGCAACCGCCAGACAAAGGGGAAGAGGAACACTTCCATACCCGTAACCCGGCAGGACAGTCTTATGCCAGGGACACAACTATAGAAAAAAGGACAGACCTGATAGTAAGATGCGTTTGGCAAAAAAGGAAATGATGAATATTAATAATAGAAAAAGACATTTGTTCCGCAAAGCATACGCGGATATGTACATAAAAGAAGAGAAATATCTTCAAAAGGAGGATTGTTTTCCAGCCCCCCATTACTGGTAGTTTTTAGGAGATAAAGCCTAAGGATATTTTGTTTTTCTCACTTGAAAACCTTATTTTTGCATAACAAAAACGTCCTTTGAATGTATGCAAGATGAAACAAGCCGCTGAATTTCGCTCGTTTCTAAATAGTTACCTATTAAATAAAAATAACAAGAGAACTATTTAATTTTCAGTTAGATAGCAAAAGCATTGTGTTTCGCCACGTAACTCGTCAGCGGAATAGGAAGACCGATTTGTTCTCCCAATTTCTTTAGTTTTGAATTCACCAGCTGGGCTGCACTCTTGTATTGCTTCCGTTCGTCCGCTTCTGCGTCGAGAATGATCGGCAACAGATAGGAAGAACCCATGGTGTCGTATTTATCTATGATTTCTTGCATGGGCTTTTCCCATTTGATTAGTAGCTGTTGGTTGGTCTTTTTTCTGCGATATGATAAAAAACCGTTTTGCAGATTACTTTTCTTTAGATAAGCCATATCTATAAATGACATTCCCCGAGTATAAAAACTGAACATAAATAGGTCTCTTGCATATTCCAAAGAGGAATCGTGGCTTAAATCCATATCGCGTATCTGCCGGATAATTTTGGCCGGAACCGCCCGTTTTATAGTTTTATCTATGCCTGTATATACATGTTTAAACGGATATCGCTGTATGACCAATTCTTTCTCTACGGCACGGTTATACATGGCCCTGAGATTTCTCATGTAATAAGAAGTACTGTTCGGACAAATGTCCTGAGATTTTAGATATTGTTCATATTCTATCATCAGATTGGAGTCTACGTTGTCGAAAGGGATGTCCCTGTCTCTCTTTCGGGAGTGCATGAATCGCTTGAAGCTATTGAGTGTAGTGGTATAAGTTTCGGTGGTGCGCATTTTCCCTATTTGTCTCAGTTGTTCAATGAGATTCTCACAAAAAGACACAAAGTATTCGTTTACAGGAGGAGCGGAATAATATTCAATGATTTCGTCTGCTGTATATTTGTATCCAAGATTCTCAAATCTTATCATGATATCTTTTAGACGTGAGGTATCTTCTTTTATACATTTTTTTAAAGAAACCAAATACCGGTGTCGGTTTTCTCCGGTCTTTGCCGGTATGATTATTTGGGAGTTGAAAATATCCCACTCATCAGGATAAATCTTGTATCCTGAATTTATCTGTCTTGCTACACGATTATGAATTACTTGATAGAACAAGGTTCCCGCTTTTCCTTCTATAGAGGAATGTCGATACTTTATTTTCAATGATGCCATTTTTTGTTTAATTAATATTATATATTCTCCAAAATAAATATTTTGGTGTATTATATGGTTAATAACCAATAAATTAGACATCTGTTTAATTTTGATTATAGTTGGGTTTGTATCAATACGGCGAAATACTTAGCTATTATATATCAGTGTAAATAAGGTTGGATTTTACTCTTTTTTTATTTCCGTTCTTCCCTTTTCCTTGTTTTCTGCCTCCTCTTGTGTGCTTTTTCATAGCTCCATCTGAGACCCTTTGTTTTTGAACGGCAAATTTATGTCGGTGGATGGATATGAAAGAGTTCCGGTCTTCGCCCTTTGTCCTGAAAAAAATAACGCCGGACGGCTTCGCTGTCCCCAACATTTTTTGTCGTCCAAAACTTTTCTAAATCCCTCCTTCCTTATTGATGCGTGCCGTAAAAAAAAGGCTCATTAACTCAGATGGGGCATGAAAGCTCAAAAAAAAGTCGGCAGAAAGAAAAGGCTATCCCGGAAAGGGGGTTTAAAAAAAGGTCTTTAAATCTAGCTGAAGCATAAAATTAGAAGTTTAACCCATTAAAAATGTGACGTATGATTACAGTGACAGAACAACTAAAGAATGTGTTTGAAGCCAACCCTTTGTATTCAAAAGAGGGGCAGGGGCTTAATGCGGAAGTTATAGCGAGATTTTTTCTTCCTTTCTCTTCGGCGGTATGGTTGGTAACGGAAGCTGAACAGCAGGAAGACGGTGACTGGCTCTTTTTCGGCTATTGCCATATTCAAGAATGGGAATGGGGGTATGTGCTTCTTTCTCAAATTCAAGAGGTGAATGTTCGTGGGTTGACCGTGCAGCTGGATAAAGGGCTGAAAACCGGTACGACGGTAAAGGATTGCCTGAATTGATTAAGGGGTAAACGGAATGTTGAACTTAAAAACGGAAGTTATGGTTTACGAAACGAATTGCACGGAAATAACACAGGATAAACCACGTTTCAAGAGCCGCAGGGACAGGCAGAGTTTTCTTTGCCCCCAGCATTGCCGTGTGGATTTTGAAAAAGGGACACTCACCATACCGAAAGCCAAAGATATTTCTGCCGTACCGCACCGCAAGTTCAAGGGTATGGTGAAGACCGTTACCATCAGCATGACACCTTCGGGAAAATACTTTGCTTCCGTATTGGTTGATACGACCATTCAAGAACTTCCGGCATCAGCGATACAGGGCAATACGACTTTGGGCATTGACTTAGGAATCAAATCACTCGCTGTATGTTCTGACGGACGCACGTTTGACAACCCGAAGAACTTGCAGAGAAGCCTTGACCGCTTGAAGCTGTTACAAAAGCGGTTGAGCCGCAAACAGAAAGGTTCTGCCAACCGCAACGAGGCTCGCATCCGTGTAGCTCGGTTGCAGGAGCGTATTGCTAACTGCCGTGAGGATAACCTTCATAAAATCACCCACGCACTCACGCACGACAGCCAAGTGCGTACCCTCTGCATGGAGGATTTGAACGTGAAGGGTATGCAGCATAACCACCATTTGGCGCAAGCCGTAGGTGACGCATCTTTCGGGATATTCCTGATGCTGCTTGAATACAAGTGCCGCTGGTATGGTGTGAATCTCATCAAGATAGACCGCTTTGTCCCAAGCTCGAAGACCTGCGGCAAATGCGGCTATGTGTATAAAGGATTGAAATTGAACGAGCGAAACTGGACTTGTCCGGAATGTGGCACGCATCACGACCGGGACTTCAATGCCGCTTGCAACATCAAAGAATTTGGCTTGAAAGCCCTACCCACGGAGCGTGGGAAAGTCAAGCCTGTGGACTGTCCTCTTGTGGATGACCGACCTCGTGTCCTAAAAAGCAATGGCAGGAAGAAGCAGGAAAAGAGAGGAGGTATTGGTATCTCCGAAGCCGCTAAATCTTTAGTTTAGCGGTAGTTCACCTTCTAGTCAAAGGGAGCAACAACCGTTCCAGAAGTTCTTTCTTGTTCTCAACGGTCATTTTGTTTCTTCCTTTGGCTATGATTTCAGCAGCCAAATCGCTTTTACGCCCGGCGATGTATTTTTGTCGCTTTCCGTTGATGACTGCCTCGATACGGAAATCATGCCGGGTGTTTTCGATGATGTTGATTTCTGATACTAGAAAGCCATCCTCTGTTTCGTAGGGTTCAACGATGGTGGGCAGGTAGTGCTTCATGGTTTCCCCTATGAGCGGAGATACCAAGCCGGAAAGATGCTCTTCGATGCGGTCTTTCCAATACTCATCGATTTGATAATTGGTGGCATAATCGTAGAAATGGCTGATGGCAAGGCTGACTTCCTCGATTATTCTTTTCGCATTCTTTATTCCGTTTTGTCGGGCAAATTGCAAGAGGTCATCTTCCGTGATGCCGTTGTCTTTTCCCGAAATATTCATAGAGTGTACGTTTTCATAGGCCGCACCGTCTAAATTGGTGGTGAATGTCATGTCGTATGCAGGGGTGATGTGCCATGTGCCGTTTCTTTCCATCAGGAAAGAGAAATTCTTGATGTGGTCATCCACGTTGCCACCCATGACATTGAATACCATCCGGCGGTACAGTTCAGATTGCTCACTTGCCGGGATGCTCAGCTTTCGGCAGACTTCAAACAAATCCTCATAGCTTGTTGCGTCCGGATTCATGGCAGCGAGCGTCTGTGTATGTATCTTCTCTCCGTTTATCCTATCGTAACGCTCCGTCAGGAAGTGATGTTTCCCCTCAATTTGAATGAGTCGGGAAGGCATCATCGTAATCCCGGCTTCTTTTGCCAACTCATAATATACCATTTCCATTTGCGTGAACGGAAAATCGTCCCCTTCTGCAAACTTCAATATGTAGTAGGTATAGCCCTCCGGCAAAGGAACTTGGCCGGAACGTATATCATGTGTCGTTTCATTGATGGCGATGATGGCTTTCGGGTGCTGTCCTCCGGCTGATGTCCCTATCTCATAGATACTTTGCAGTTGCAGTGCTTCATCATCTTGCACGGATATTTCCTCCCGTTCCTCAAAGATACGGCGTGCCAGTTGGTATAAACTCTCTATCTGGAGAGTAGAAGAGGATTCCAATCCCGGTGTGGCCGGAATGAACTCAAAGGCTCCCATTCCCCGTTTTCCGATGAAAGACAGTTTATCTACCGGCGTGAGTTTGCGCTTGGGGATATGGTTTTGTGCCGCCCATTGGTCGAAGACCATGTTACCCCACCGGTCAGGCAATGAATCTGCCAAGAACGGTGGAAGACCTTGATAAATCTTTTCTCTGTTTCCGAGTATGGGCATACCCTTTGCCGTCGATCCTTTGACAGAAGCGGTCAGTGGGGCGATTTCCACTCCTTTCTTGATGAAGTCCGGATGATAGTTGAAGACGGCTCTTTTGCTCCTTTCGTCCCAATAGAGCTTTCCGACTTCTTCTCCCCATAACATAACACTCACAACATTATTTTCCATGTCTTATCCTTTTCGGCTTTTTATTCATTATTCGTTCCATTGTATAG